TTTGTTAAATCCTTACCAGCTTTTTCAGCTTTGTCGTCAAATTTAGCATCTTTGTCATCTTCTTCAGTGTCATCATCTTCTTCAGCTTCGTGAATAGAGCTTTTTGCTTTTTCAGAATAGCTTCCGTTTGTACTACCGTGAGTTGCTTTAGCTTTTTCGCTATAGCTTCCGTTAGTGTTACCTTTAGCAGTGTGTGCTTTCTCATCGTAGCCAGCAGTTGTTGTAGTGTGCTCATCTAAGTCACTACCATCATCGCTACCATCTTCAGATAAAGCATCCAATTCAGCTAAGATTTCGTCTAATGTAGACTCATCCATATCTGATTCGTGCATTTTGTGGTGTTTTTCATCCCACTCAATGTCTTTTGCTACTTTACGTCCTGCTTTTTCAGCATTAACGTCTTTTTTGTGTGTAGATTCAGCTTCTTCCATGCTTTCAACAGTTTCTTGGAACATAGATTTAACCATTGGTTCAAAGTGTTCAGCAAGAGTAGTTCTAGCTGCTGCTAGGGACGTCTCACGCACTGCTTTAGCATCTAAGATTGCCTGTCTAAACAGATCTTGATTACTTTCCATTTGTAATGTTGTTTCGGGGATTGCCTATTAGAGTAATGGCAATATAAGTGTAATTAAGGAATAAGATACCATATTAGAATGGTATACTGTTATAAATAGCAAGAGCCCCTTGAGAAGGAGCTCTTTAGCGGAAGTATTTGTTATCACTTAATGCAACATACACCTGATTGTGTACAGATAATGTCTGAAATAAGTCTATTAATGTCGTTTTGCTTACTGCGAGGCTCTTGTGCGTTGTAAGATTCATTTAATCCGCCTACTGGTTTAACATATGCACCGTAAGTACTTGGGGTTGAAACGAAATCCCAGCAAATTAATTCTAAATCTTCGCCAACTTGTACAAGACCTTCACCTATTGGTGTAACAGATCCCATTGCTCTTGACGAAACTCCTACATTAATACCTGCAAGAAATAATTCTTTTAAAATATTTCCTGAAGGTGTGTCTAATACTTCGAATTCACCGTATAGGTCTTTACCCTCCCACCACATTCTTGTAATATTATGACAAACATTCTTAAGATTTATAATAGAAGTCTCAGGATGATCTAATTCACCTAAAGCTCTCTTCTCTGCTACTGGACCTTCTACATACAGTTCTACTTGTCTTTGTAATGTATCATAGTCGTAAATACGCTTATTAGCATTAGGTTTGTCAGCAGCCTGTACCTTGCCTGATACTAGGAATTTAGATCTTGGATTCATTTTAGCCTCGTGCAATTGCTGCGGAAGCGGCTTAAACGTTAGGTATTCTATTAGAACTTCTTTATTCATACTAAGCTGTTACTTTTAATTTGCTTTTTACAGCAGGGTCTTGTCCTTTAACGAATTCTTGAGCAGCAGCTGTGTTAGCTGCTAATTTTACTACAGCACCATCTTCGTCTGTGACTTTAGCTACCTCTCTTACAGCTTTCATTAATTTCTCTTTTAAAGATTTTAATTTAGCATCTCTCTGTTCACCTTCTGTACCTAATTTAGCTTCTAAATCAGCTATTATCTTTTTATACTTTTCTGGTATTTGATCTGCAGATACTTTCGCGAAAGCATTTTTTAAGAATTTTAATTCTGATTGATCAATTTCTCTATCAGCTTTTATGCTATGAGGAGAATCTTGAGTAGCTTCTTTAGTAGGCTTTTGTTGATCTTCAGGCATGTTACCTTTTGGACTAGCCATCTCATCAGCAGTACCTGTTTGAGCTACTTCTTCTTTAGCGTTAGGAACATCTTTCTTAGTTAGGATATTACCTTGAACGTGATGAATTTGACCATCGTCAGCTTTAACTGTCGCTGTATCGCCATCCCATTCTGTAATTTCACCAACTAAGCTATTATCTTTTTTTTTAACTCTTGCACCTACATTAAAATGTTCGTGCTCAGGGTTAATCTTAGTCATTTCGTCTAAGATGTGCTCTTTAAGAGCCTTTATTGTTTCTTTTCCAGGAGTTGCAAAAGCTTTAACACCGGCTACTTTTTTAGGAGTTTGAGTCATTACTGTAACACCTCTTGGATTTTTGGCTTTTCTCTTTTCTTTCTTCTCTAATGTATCTTCAGTATTTGCTTTCGCATCTTTCTTGATAACTTTCATCTCATTAGGCTTATCGATTAAGTCAGTTGTTTTAACTTCTTTCATTTTTAAGTCTTGATCCATTTCTTTTACTGCTTTAAAATTAGCAAGCTGTAATTGCTTGTAAGCATCAGGATCTTTTAAAATATTAGCAACTACTTTCTTTCTAGCTTTAATATAGGTCTCATCTGTAATCTCCGGCATTTGAGCTAACTCATATTGAATGCCATGATATACTTGATAGTAGTTAAGTTGATCAATTCCTGGTTCAGGAGGAGTTTCAGCGTTTGGATTATGTCCGTAAACCCCTTCAGGTTTAGCAGCTTCCGATAAAATACGCTTTCCTTTTAATATCTTAACAGAATCTTCATATGAAGAAACGTTAGATACATACTGAGGGAACTCCATGCGAACATTGCGCATAAAGTTTGATTTTGACATTCTACCTTCTAAAAGGTCTGTATACTGTGCTTGTATATTTTTCATACTAATAAATAGTTTATCTTCCTTGTCCGCGATATGCTTTTGGTCTTGGACTGTGTTTATTAAAACTCTTTTGTGCAGAACCTACTTTTCTTTTACCAAATGAAACTTTGTTATTGTTTCCAGCTGACTTAGTTTTTGCCATTTTACTTAAGACCTTTTACCTTTGAATAAACTTCGACAACCTGTGAATTTATTTTTTCAAAAACCTTTTTAGTATTGTGTTTATATGCTAGAGTCTCTTCGCCCTCTGAAAGTTCTCCTTTCATTTGACTAGTGAATTCTAATAATTTTGTAATTTCTGCAAGTCTATTATGAATCATCTTAGCAGCATGGTGCAATTGCTCTGGTTTAGATCTCATTGTAGCTTCTTTCTTAAATCTAGAATAAGCTCTTGACTCAGTTAATGGATCTTCATCCCATAAATCCTCTACTTCGACTCCTTTAATATGTTTACCAGCTTCTGTAGCAGAAGGCGCTTTTGTAAATCCGACACTTGAATAAGCAGAAAGATTTTTAGCTCCATGACTGTTTGTCTTTGCAGGAGATCCAGCAAGACGAGGTGCATCTTCGCCTAAGTTTCCAACTCTTGTAGCTGTATACTTATCTGAAGGAGCAAGAACAACTGTAGTTCCATCTGGTTTTTCAAATACTCTATCGTTTGGATGAACTAGTTTTACATTTTTAAGTTGGTATCTTTGTATACTTCCGTCTCCTCTTTCTGATCTAACATCTAGATCGAAATGCTGACCTACTGTACTTTCGTCTTCTCCTAATGTCTTTCTTACTTTTTTAGTGCCTGCAGCATATTGTTCGCCTGCACCGTTACTCCAACTAGCACCATTTGTAACACCGCCACCTGTAGTAGAACCGCCACCAGCAGGAGCTGCTGCTGCACCTCCGTCTTCGGTCAAACCTAAAGTTTGCTTCATTATCTCGATAGCTCTCTCAGGTTTAATTAATCCTTTTTCGATTAAAGCGAGAGTGAATTGAATAAGCTCCTCATCAGCACCTAAGCTAGTCATAGAGTTTTTCAACCAATCTTGATCTACTTCTTCTCTTAAAAATTGTGTGGCAAACTGATTATTCATTAGTTGATAGCTTTAAGCTCGCTGATTAATTGATAGTATTGCATTAGACCAATAAGTACTTCGTCTTTAATAGCTTCGTTAGGACTCATAGGTTTAATGAAATTTAAAACTTCATTCAATTTAATTTGAAGAACTTTATCTTTTGTAGTAGCTTTTAAGCTTGTAATTTCAGTCTTAACCTCTAATAACTTAGTATTTAGGTAGGTTCTTAACTTAGTAGTATCTGAAATATTGTTAATATATTCTTTTAGTAAATCTCTTTGCTCATTAGATAAACCTGCATATCTGTCGTTAAATTTCTCAACAAGAATCTTATAAGCAAGTATTCTAATCTCTTTATCCTCTTTCATAAACTCCTCTACCACCTTAGAAGCTACCTTTCTTTCAGTTAAAGATTCTTTAGTGATATGCTCAAGAAGACTTAACTTATTGGTAATGATTTGTTTAGTATCATGTACTTCTGTAGAGATTTGATTCTCAATAAGTGTGTAGATTGACGCGTAGATTTTGTAAGTCTCGATCTTTGCTTTAAAAAAGTTATCAAGATCATAAGACTTCTTAATTTCTTTGATTAAGTTGTACTTTTCTTTATCAAGTTTAACTCTATCAAGCTTTTTTGCTTGTTCTACAATGGTGGTTACTAAGATTTCAGCCTTGGTTTCACTAAGTTTTGGTGAGTTCAACACACTACTATAGAGGTTGTACTCTTTTCCTAACTCTGTGTCTGTAAAGTATTTCTTAAATACCTTTACGGCTTTAGGGTCTTTATTAGACATCAAGTCAGACGTTGCTTGTCTGACTAAAAGTTCGAATAAAACACCCGTATTTTTGTATTTGCTATGTTTGATCATTACTATTTAGCTTACTAATAAATATCAACGTATTATATTAAATCTGAATCTGGTTTAATGCGGTCTTCATTAAGGAGTTGGCTTGGTTCGTCATACAGATTTACTCTTTTTTTCTTGAAAGCCTCTAGAGCACTTTTATTCTGCTGATAAGCAGCTGTTGTTCTAGTATAGTCTTCTTTAAGAGATAATGCGCTTCCTCCATGAAATTTATGTCTCAAACTGTTTCCAGCCTCGCCTGATTGTGGTTTTGACTTTAGGTCGTATGTACCCATTCTATCTCTTCCTAATGGATCGTCTGCTGTATTAATCAACGATACCTTATTCTCCGGTCTTCCTGGAAGCTTGGTAGGTTCTGAAGGATTTTTCTCATTATATCCTTGAGGAATGTTTTCACTTGAAAGAGGGGCTGTACCGTATCCACCATACATTGAAGCAATTTGATGTGGCGTACCATAGGCTTGACCTGATTCTGCTGGGTCATTTCCTTCTTCTTCTATTTGCTTCATTCTAAACATTCTCTTCTTATCCTCTACAACCAAGTCTCTATATTCGTCAAACTCCTCTTCTGAGAATTGAAACAATTTATCGTAAATCCAGTCAGTTGGTAAGAAGCTAGTCTCCATCATCTGTGCAGCTAGGTCCATTTTCTCTTTCATTAAAGCTACTCTCTCTTGCTCGTAAATAATAGAAGGAGTGGTTAATGTTAAGTCAAAGTTAGTTAACGACTCGTCATCATACCCGTGTGCATATAGGTGAACTAATGCAATTTTAGTCAATTCGCTGATAACTATACGTTGAATTCTTTCAATAGTACGTGCAAAGCGAATATCTTCTGCTGCTAGTGTAGCTTTACCTGTTAAATCCTTTTCGTATCCTAAGAAAGCCTTAGGGATTTTCAATGCAGCAAATAACTTGTTAAGAAGGTAGTTAATATCCTCAATACCGTTGTATTCCAAAGGCGGAGCGTTCTCTATTCTAGTTGATTGATCATTACCACGAACAGGGATGAAAAAATCTTCAAGCATGTTCTGTACGTTGTAATTCAAATTATATTGACCTGTCTTACCGTCAATAAGAGGAGTTTTTTTCATCTTATTGATCATTCTTTGCATATAATTCTCAACTTCTGCAGGAGGTATAGCACCTACGTTTACATAGAAGATTCTTCTTTGAGGTGCACGAGTTAATCTGTGAACCATCATCGCATCTTCCATCAACACATATTGCTTATATAATTTACGACCTGGTTCTAAGTAAGAACGGCCATAAGGTAGGTAATTAATGTCACCTATTAATCTAAGGTGAGCCATCTCGTAATTATAGAACGTAATACCCATATCTGTGTTCTGATATGAAGTAGAGTAACCGGCAGTAGCACCTAGTGCAGCTGTTGGATCATACTTAAAAATTACTTCTGATGGATTATTTGGGTTAGTACCTTCAAGTCTTACGATGTTGTAGGCTGAGAATGGTATTACATTATAAACACCAAACTTTTCGGCTACTTCAAGCTTAAGAAAGAAATCGCCATACTTACACATATTTCTAATCCAAAACCAGAGGTTAAATTCAATGTTAAGTATGTCATAAAAGAGGCTGTAAAGTATCTTTTGAATGTTTTCATCTGCTGATCTAATTTGTATAACATCTCCTTGAGTATTTTTAAGTGTACATTCGTCAGCAATAATATCTAATGCAGAGGCAATAATCGGATCTGTATCCATTGCTTCGTAATCTGCATAGATTTGAACACGAGCTGATTGATAATTCTGTGCTAAATTTAAATTAACACCATAAGAGGTAGAAGTCGTATAAATACGATTAAAACGATCGACAAGTGCGTTGGTTTGTAAAACACCGTCTACTTGAATGTTGTCTACGTCTACTGTTCTTAACTCTCCACCGTCATTTCTAATGATAACATCAGTGGAAAACAACCTTTTAAGGGTTGAAAACAGATTTCTCTGCGGTTGTTGTTTTTGTTCTTCTGCCATATCTAATAAATATCTTTGTTATAAAAGCCAAGTAAGATCATCCTGTCCATTAACCACTGGCATTTGCCATGGATTTTGTTGATTACTGTAATTTCCTCCGTTATATACTTCAAATCCTCCATCTCCTCCTGTTTTAGAGTAATTGTTAAGACTTGCATAAGTTAAATCCATAGCTGTTTGTCTAAATCGAATAGCTGTATCACGTAAGAATAATCCTATAAAGTAAGACATTACTAAATCGTCATTATACCCTTGCATTGCTTGTGCTCTTGCATCTCCATCCACTCTACCCTTCCATATAAATACTCTTAATTCATCTAATAGTCTCTGAGATCTAATTACTACACTTTTTTCGTGTATAAAAGATTTTGATTTATCAATTACAAGAGGTCTAGTTTTTGAAGTTGTACCAAAACCCGGTACCATCCCATCCCCTCTATCGAATTTAGAAACGTATAAATCAATTTGAGTACCTACTACATCTGACTTAGGTGAGTAGTATAAATTTGAATATCCTATCTCTACAATTGTCATCACTACATCCCATCCTATATTAGCATTCTCTACAACAAGTAGAGCATTGTTCCACTCTACAGCGCGTGCTACTAATTTGCGGGCAAATTCTTTAGTTGAAATTTGATCCTTATATTCAGCAACTTGAACCATAGTATCTACTTCCATGACATGATAAACGGAATAATCCGCACCATCACCTCTCGCCACGTCGGCCATTATCATATAAGTTTTCATAGGATCTGGATAATCCCATAGCCAATATGCTTGGTTCATGTCTGATCTTTCTTTTGGCTCTCTAACGGTATTTAATTGATACCAATTTAAAATTTCGGGTTCAATTACTGTATTACCTGAAGTACTGAAGTCACAATCGCACTCCTGTGCTGCTGCTCTTATACCTAAGTCTTTAGTTTGTTGATCACGCCACTCTTGATTTCTCTCAGGGTGAACGGTCCATGGTAGACTTATAGGAAGGAAGTTATTTTCTTCGTTTTGTGCTTTAACAAACTGTTTATGAAACCAGTTACCAACACCATTAGGTGTGGATAAAGCAATACAACGACCTCCAGTTGCTAAGGTTTGTTGTGCAGCAGTAAAGATGTCTTCAATTCTATCAATGAACGCAGCCTCATCTATTACTAGTAATGATACCGCCTCTGAACGTGCAGAGTCTGTAGCTGCCGATACGGCTTTAATTTGAGAACCGTTTTTAAGTCTTAAAGAAAGTCTATTATGTTCTAATACCGGTAGCTGCATCCATGAAGGTAAGTTGTCGTAAGCAAATCTTACTTTGGTAACCATATTTTTGGCTGTAGCTTGAGTAGTTGCAAGTACAAGAATGTTTTTATCTTGTTCAAATAGCATCATCCATAAGGCAAAGGCAGAAGTTAAGGTAGAAATACCTAACTGTCTTGACTTGTTGATAATCGAATAGTCATGCCTTTGAAATAAATGTAGGACTTTTTCCTGGAAAGGATATAGGTTGAAGGTCATTCTACCCTTGGTAGGGTGTTGAATGGTGTAGTACTTCTTCATGAAGTATGCAGGGTCCTGTTTACATTTAATAAGCTCTTGCTTTATAGCATCGCTTATATTTACTTTGGACATTGTTTTTTATTTATAACCAACTAGATCGCCTCTTCTTCGCTATCGGTGTCTAATGTGACATTCATAGCTTGATCTAAGTCGGCTCTTAGTTTCTTAATTTGCATTGGTATATTACCAATTGCTTGTT